AGTGATGAAATAAATTTCTCCATGCCTGACGTTAATTCTAATGGCCAGTAATTATCATCATCATAAACAATATATGCGTTTATATTCTTGCCGTCTGTTTGTAATATCATTGTAAACTCAACAATTTGATTTAATATATTATTTATTTCAGATTCTATCTGTGGAAGTGCTTTTGATATTAAATGGTACGGAACTCCGTCTCTATAAACTGCTTTTTGGTAATATTCATACCCTTTATATTGCTGTTCTAAATCTTTTAATCTATTGATGCCATCATGAGCATCTTGTCTAGACTTTTCAGCCATTTTTAATTTGCCTGATAATGTTAATAGGTTTGAATGTAATTGTCCTAATTCTGTATTAACGGTTGTTATTTCTTCTCTAATTTCAAATATTTCAGAATTTTTATTTTTATTAAGTTTAATATTATCTTTCTGTTTTAATGACTTTTTATGAAATGAATTTACTTCTGTTCTGTTTGTACGTAAATTTTTTAGATTCCATTTTATTGTTTCTAGATAATGTTCTTGTGTAATTAATGTTCCATTGCTTATTCCTAATGCATGCTTCATATTAGATAATGCTGCTAATTTTTCTTTTGGTTTAGTATCTAATATGTCAGCAATTTTATTTCCAATATCATCTATATCAAATGTTATTGCTTGCTCCTCATCAATTAATTTAGGCAACCAATCCGCAACTTGTTTAGTTTCATGTAACCATGGATTGGCCATACAAAATTCACAATTTTCATCCCATTCATGTTTATCTAATTTTGAAACCATTTTTTGTGCATGTTGTATCTTAAGCTGCTTTACTTTTAAGTCATGATTTCTTTTATTAAAGTTTAATTGATAATCACTTAAATCGGTAATTTGTTGATTTAATTTATTTTCATCAATTTTATTAATTTTTTGTTGGGTTTCTCGAATTAATTTTTTTTGTTCTTTAATTAATTCTTTTTGAGTTTCCCTTTCTTCTATAGATATTTTAATTTCATCATCACATTCTTTTAATTGTAATACATATATTTCTGGTTCGTTTAATGTATCATCGACCTTTTTTAACTCTTTTGTCATAGTAAAAATAATATCATTAAGATTAGTTTTCATTTCTTCATGTTCATTTTTATCAACTTTCATTTGTTCATATGACCCAGTATATTGAGTTATTATTTCATCTGCGGATACTAAATTAGTTGAAAAATCTTTTCTTTTATATTCTCTAATAAGAGCTGCTGTTTCTCTAATTTCTTCATGTCCTATTTGATATTGTTGTTCAAATATATCAATATCTAAAAATTGTGATAATAATTCTTTTCTTTCTCTTTGTGATTTATCTATAAATCCTGTATTGTTATTTTGTAATGATAATGCTGTCAGAACAAAATCTTCATATGAACCTAAATATTGTCTTATACTTTTATTTGTAGAATCCCTTTGGTCTCCGTTTAAACTTTCTTCATTTCCATCTTTATTAACTCTCCAAAAATTTACATTTACTTTAACATGGCCTCTATTATTTTTCTTTCCTATTCTTTCAATAAAATAATTATATTTTCCTAACTCAAATTGAAATTTACAATTAAATCTAGACTTTTTATTGTTTAATACATGGGCTGCTTTTTTTGTTCTAGAACATCTATCAAAACAAGTAAATGCTAATGCGTCTAATAATGTAGATTTACCAGACGCATTAGGAGCAAATAATCCGTACACGCCATTCATGTTTGTAAAGTCTATTACATTGTCTTCTCCGTAACTAAACATATTTGAAAATTCAAACTTTTTAGGAGTCCATGTTATATTTCTTGTTAATGTACTTGTTGGTAATTTAGAATGAATGGTTCTGTTTATATGTCTTATTGTATCTAGTAATTCATCATCAAGTGCATATTCATCTGACAAATATTCTGAAATAACTTTATTCTGCCATTCTACATCTCTTATGTTTCCAAAATTAATTTTATTTTTTGCGTCAGTAGTATTTAACGCGTTAATTTTCTGAAGTGAAATATCTTGTACTTTGTATTTAGATTTTATTTTTGCGATAATTCGTTTTAATGTAGCAGAATCAGTATCTTTTACTTTTAATCTTAATCTTGGTTTTAACGGAACTTTATCACTAGGGTTTGTTATTTTTCCGTTATCAATTTCAAATGTATAATATCCATAATCATTTACAATTTCAACAAATTCAGATTTTTTAGTTTTTAAATCCCAGACTAAAATTCCATGGCCTAGTTTTTCTCCATGATTTTGTTGAATTAAAGATCCTGGATATGCAATTGTTTTTTCATCATCTAGATATTGTAATTTATGAATATCTCCTAATAATGTCAAATCATGTCCTTTGAATAAATCTGTTGTGACATGGGTATTACTTAATATGAAACCTGCATCTGTTGACGCATTATGTACTGCGCCATGATGAAGCGCAATCTTATAATCTCCAGTAAAATCATCTGCTTTTATATAATCTATTGGCTTATTAAAAACAGACATTACGTTAAAGTGTACACCGGATACCAAGTATACACCATTGTCTTTAAGATAGTATATGTTATGATGATTTAAGGCTTTAACGATAGGACTTAGGGCGTCTAGTCTATAACTATTATTTAAATTACAGTCATGGTTTCCTGTAATAATTATTGTAGGGGCGATATCGGCTAGATTTTTAAAAAATTCTGACACCATATTTATCAGTTCTGGTGACATATCTGTCTTTGCATGTACAATGTCTCCAGCTACATATATTAAAGAATTTTGTGTCTTTGTTTTTTTAATATATGAACACAATCGATTAAATACTAACTTATATTCTTTATGTCGTTTAACATTCCTTACATGTACATCTGCAATGTGATAAATTTTATCTAGGTTCTCTATTCCTATATCTATAGTGTGCATAATATTTTCTGTTCCATTAATTCTTCTTGACTCATACATTCTGTCATATCTAAAACTTCTTTTGTTTTTTCAAATCCTAATTCACTTGGATCTTTGCTTATTAAATCTACAAAATAAACATCTAATCCATTATTCATAAAATAATCTGCTGTTTCTAATGCTTGTTTTTTTGCATCTCGATCGAGGCATATATAAATTTCTCTAACTCCTTTTTGTACAATCCGTTTCTTTAATGTATTTGAAATTGTTTTTCCAAATAATGGTATTGCATTCCTTCTGATTGCGATTGCATCAAATACACCTTCAACTAATACAATAGGTAAATCCCAATTAATATGTAATTCAAAACCTACAATATCTTTTGACGTCGGCGGATTTTTATGTTTAAACTTATCTTCATTATAATATGCTCTGCCTACAAAATAATTTAAACTTCCGTTTGCATCATAGCTCGGAATAATTATTTTTCCGTAATATGGTCCTTTTCTACAATATCCTATTCTATACTTTAATATATCATATATTGTAATACCTCGTTTTTTAAGATAATAAATAGCATTTCTATATTCTGGTGATGTTTTATCTAATTTCCATAATGGTCTATATTCTTCAGGTAATTGTAATACTGGAGTATCTGTTGTTGTTGTTTTTGGTTTATATTCTACATCATCAATTAATTGTATTAATTTAGATATTTTTTCTCTTTGTACATTTAATTTACGAAATAAGATTGGTAATTTACGTCCGGCTACATTACATACCCAACAATGCCAATATTGAGTAATGATATTAATTTCTAGTTTTTTCTTTTTATGATGGCAAAATGGACAATAAAATGCAATATTATTATTTGAATTAATTTTACCTTTACCTAAAATAGATTCTAATAACGTAATTAAAGAAAGTTTACTCATATTCTAATATATAGAAAATTTATCAAATAACCTAATTTTATTCAGAAAACCAAGAAATTGGTATTTCTTTTTCTGCCCATTTAATATCATGTTTATCACAGAACATTCCATATGTAGTTTTAGAACCTTTTCTGATTTTTGTATTACCTGACATAAATACTATTCTTATATCTAATTCTGGATGTTGTTTTTTAATAAGTAAATGTTTTTTTCTATCTTCTATAACCCATCTACCTTTTGTTTCAACTAATATTCCATTTGGTAATGTAAAATCGATTGTGTATGTGTGATTGGTTTGTGGTCTGATATAATCAATAACCGTTGTTTCATATCCGAATTTAATTTTATTTTCTTTTAATTGGTCTGAAACTTTATGTTCAAATCC